CCTTAATGAATATGATACAACTTTTATAAAAATATCTAAGGTAGATTGTAATGGAAATGATAATAGCTTAATTTTAGGACAAATTACCAAACTCTTTATTTATAACCCTAATCAAGCTATAATATACCCTTCTAATTATTCCCTTAACTTTGATGAATATAATGTTTCAATTTTAAATGAATCTTCTGAGTATTATTTATATCAAACTAATAGGCCTTGGGATATTTTAACAGCGATAGGTTCTATTGCTGACCCGCATGATAATCAAGTATTTGATTATACTATTTCTTCTTCTATAACATCCCCATACAACCTAAGTGTAGGACAAATAAAAACTATCACTAATTGGAATACAACCCAAATTGGAACCAATTTACCCCATTACGGAACCCCTTACTTTAACACATCATCAGGAATATTAACTTTTGAAAACACTCCTAATGTACCCATATTAATTACAGCTTCTCTTTCTATAACATCAAATGACCCTACACCTAGTATTATCACCTCAGGAAGTGAATTTGTATTACTTAGAAATGGAGTAATAACTCCTATTCAATCATTCCCTCTTGATACTAATATTACTAACAATTATACATTTTCTGCATCTTTATACCCTATACAAGATGATAAATATTATTTTAGAGTAAAAAGAGATGGAATATTTTCAATATATACTGTAACAGTAAATAATGCTGAATTTTATTTGTACCAATTATGGAATAATTATATTTTAGACACTTTTTATGGGCCTTCAACTTCAAGTTGTTCTCCTACAATTTTTGAGCCTTATATTATCTCTCCTAATTTTTATAATAGTGACGAAAATGCTTTATTAAATAATGCTGAAAGTCCTAGAAAAAATTCTTATTATATGGATGTAGATTATACTCCTGGTATATTGAATCCTTCAAATTTTAATTTAATTATTAGTGGAAGTGCTACTAAAGCATCTATTCCTGACTCAAATTATACTTCAAAACGTCATACTATAATACGTTATGAAGGTTCAAAATCTACTTCTCAAAAATTAAATTCCTGGACACTTGGTGATACTGGCACATTTGGAAAAATACCTACAGTTGAAAGTTTAAAAGCATATGTTGCGTATGGTTATATGGATGGTAGTTGGGCCCCTGAAAGAATGAATGCTTCTGTATTTAGAATTAAATACTTGATTGATATTAATGGAAATATCATTACTCCTAACCTCTCTGAAAATTCCCTCCCTACAGGAATTACCCAACAAAATTTCCAAACAGGAGAAAGATTTAAATACAGTTCTATTACAGGCACATCAGGAGGAGGAGGAACAGGAAACCAATATAGAAACATAATTAGAGGGGGATATAGAATAGAACCTATCCTATACACCCAAATAGGAAATGCCCCAAATGCTACATTTTCAGGATCTATACAATTGGTGGATTTTGATCTAAGTAATGGGGGAGTATCAGCTGATAAATCTCAAACCTATTTAAGCCCTAGCACTTACTATACTCCATCACTTAATACATACTTTACACTCCCATTAACAGTTAATAATTTACCAGTAAATGTCCCTAATTCTGGTCTTCCATTATATGGCTATACTGTTCAAAATGCAACTATTCAAGATGGATGTAATTTAACTTTTAAATTATCAGGACGTATTACTACATTCCCTGCTCCAGGAACAGATGTTTATTTTCAAATTTATAAAAACTCAATAAGTCCTTTTAATTTAGTAGAAGAAATTATTTTAGATTTATCCAATTCAAACCCTTCAAATATACCTTACCAAATTACCCCTCCAGGAGGAACTACTTATTTAAAACCATATGTTGAAAAAACAATACCAAATTCTGATTTAGTAGCAGGAGATACATATTTTGGAGTATTTTTTGCCCAAGGAAGTGTAAACCCTGCTAATATTGGATTCATTAGCTTAAAAGTTTCTCAATACCCAGCTTACCCTTCTCCAGTTAGTTCATCAGGATACAATACTATATGGGGTTGGCCTGACCCAAATAATTATCCATACATTATTACTTCATCTCAACTTACATTATCTAATTTTTATGGAGATCCTACTATTAAAATGTCTGATATAACAGGATCAGGTTTTAATCCTGTAACTTTACCTTGGTCAATTAAATATGGTGATGAATTTAGATTTGAAGGTAGAGAAGATTTTACATATGCTGTAAAAAAAATATTTGGCCCTGCTGAGGATGGAGAAGGAAGAATTTTTGAAACTGGTTCAATTGAAGTTCATTTTAGTCAAAATCTACCAACAAGTGCTAGTGCAAATGTATTTAATTTAGATCATTTTTTAATTAGAAGATATGTAGAAGATTCTTCTCAAATAATATTTGAAGGATATAGACCTGAAGGAGCTGCATACCCTAATTCATTTATTATAACACCTGAATATATAATTCCTGAATTAGATAAAAGTGTTGATGAGTATGTTAAACTTCTTACTGAAAAAGGTTTGATTGGGTAATATTTATTAGTATAATATGTTAAATAATAAAAAATATGGGATATCTAAATAATCAAGTAATAACAGTTGATGCTATATTAACAAATAAAGGAAGAGAACTTTTAGCTAGAAATGATGGTTCTTTTAGAATTACTCAATTTGCTTTAGCTGATGATGAAATAGATTATACATTATATAACCCGTTTCATCCTTCTGGGTCTTCATTTTATGGTGAAGCTATTGAAGGTATGCCCTTGTTAGAAGCATTTCCTATTGAAACTCAAATAATGAAGTATAAATTAGCTACTTTACCTCGTGGGACAGCTAAATTACCTGTATTAGATTTAGGTTATTCTGCTATTACTTTAAAACAAGGAGCATCTTTAGCTATTACTCCTCAAACATTAAATTATTTAGGTAATAATCAATCATTTGAAACTAGTGGATATTCATGTACTATCTCTGATGTAAGATTAATGAGTACTTTTAATGGTATTGGTATAAATTCAACTAATACAACTGCCCCTACATCTACTGCTACATTAGGAATAAATGTATCTCAAACAGTAATTGGAACTCAAATTAATTTAAGAGCAACAACTGTAAATACTTTATTTGGAAGTAATTCTCAATTAGCAGCAACATTAACATTTGTTGGTTTAGATAGTGGAGCTCGTTTAACTATTCCTGTTACAATTGTAAAAACAAACGTTTAAATATAATATAAATGGCATTTAAAGCATTTGACGCCCAAGATTTTGTAGTAAGTAGTGATTCAATCACTGCCCCATTATGGTCTACAAATAACCCTACCTTAACAGAATTCTACACTTCCTCAGCTCAAGTAGCTAGCTCAGCAGGTAATTACTACATAAGTGTTTATCAAACATCTTCTGCTGATCAAGAAATTCAATTTGATATAGTATATGCTGATTCATTAGGAAGTGGAAGTGAACTTTATAATCCAATTGTTCCTGGAAATTCATATACAAAAACCATGTATGGGCAATATCGTTCTTTAATATTAGAAGATGAAAATGCTAGTTTTGTTTTTGGAGATGGAACTAATTCTATAACAGGTTCTCATTTTTGGGTAATATCTCTTGAAAGAGCAAGATATAAACAATCTCTTCTTCCTGGGTCTCTTAATTTAAAACTTTCTGGCTCTAATGGTCAAACCATTAACTTAACAGACAACTCATCAGACGTATTAGTTAATACATTTTTAGGAGCTACTAGAGTATTTCAACTTATTTCAGGCTCTAATGGCACATATGAAAACGCACCTAATAGTGGATATGTAGCAGGATCAGGATCTTATGGTTTAGTTTTTCCCGATTTAGGTACTATTATATTAAATCCATATGCTTTATCTCAATCTATTGCCCTTGAACCTAGTAGATCATCGGATTCTGATGGACTAAATACCCAAAAATTATACAATGCTATAAGTGGAGGTCTTTCTTTTCAACTTAACTCCCAAGAAACTATTACCTCAGATTATGTATTTGTAAGGGCTAGAAATAGTGAATTTAATTACTCAGAAAACCCTTCATTTATATCAGGTTCTACAGGTGAAGTAATATATGATGAATTTATTAATCATCCTCAAGTTTATATTACAACCATAGGAATGTATAATGATAATAATGATTTATTAGCTGTTGCTAAAATGTCTAGACCATTATTAAAAGATTTTACTAAAGAAGCTTTGATTAGAGTAAAATTAGATTTTTAAGATGAATGAGTGTCTTCAAACCATTTTTAGCCACAGATACTGTAATTTCACCTTTTGAAGTAAACAAATCTTTTACATTTAAAGGAGACTCAGAGTTAACATCTTCAAACGTTAACATTGACAGATACATTGGGGAAAACATAACATCTCAATATTGGGTATCAGGCTCAAATCCTACTGGGCAAATAAATATTCAAGATAAAGCTTTAATTTACCACTCTATTAAAGAACTTTATTATTCTAATTATCTAACAAACCCTTCAGGATCATTAGTTGGTACTGCTTCATTTAATAATGATGGCACTATTACTGGTCCTGTTTATACTCCTAATTATTATAATTATCTTTCTACTACTTTACCAACTTATAGATATATCCCAACAGGATCAGGAGAAATAATTGGAGTAATATCTATACCTTCAAATTTATTTGGTGAGTACTTAAAACCTAAATCAGTAACTTTAACATCAGGAAGCATAACTTTACAAGATGATGGTTTAGGAAATATATTATATAACTCATTAAAAGTAGGAGATGTAATATATGAACATGGGTTAATTATTTTAACTAGTGATGGTATCCCTGGTCAAGATGGGTATGGTTATATAATTTATGGAACTGGATCATATGGGGTTTCTGATGAAGCTTTTATTAATAATTTTATAACTACACCAAATTTAACCTGCTCTTTTGAAAGTACCATTACAATATATGAATCTCAATATAAATGTACCTTAAGACAAAATGAATTTAATTTTTCCCAAAACCCAACTTTACTTTCAGGTAGCTATGATAGTGGGGTTTTATACGATTTTGCAACTGGTTCATTTTTTTCACCTTATGTAACAACAGTAGGATTATATAATAATAATAAAGAACTAATAGCAGTAGCTAAATTAGCTCAACCTTTACCTGTATCTACAATAACAGATACAACTATATTAGTTAATTTGGATTTATAATATTTATAATAAAAATGGCAAATACTTTAAATAAGACTGGAATAGAAAATGGGGGTATTGTTGAAGCATACCATATCACTCAATCAATCGATGCTTTTACAGGCTTAACAGCATATGATATATCACTTTCAGGCTCATTTAATATGACTGGCTCTATAAACGGTGAACCAGGAGTAATAAATCAACTAACTTCATCATATGCTTTAACAGCATCATATGCCCTTAGCACTACACCTACTTACACAGGAAACGTATTACTTTCAGGAGGAGCATCTTGGTCAAATACAGGAATGATATTTAATGTTACTGATTTAAGTTATGTAATAAATAATGTTTTATACGATACACCAGGCACCAGTGTAACTCTTGCTAATGGAGACCCAAGCTTTGATAGATTTGATGCAATTGTAGTAGACGATACAGAAACCATTTCCGTCATTACAGGAACACCTGCCATTAACCCAGTTGTACCAATCCCTGAACCTAATCAAGTTTTAATACAATATGTATTTGTTGCTCAAGGAGTAACAACTCCTAGTATAGTTAATGAATATGTTTATAGAGAAGGATCATCTCCTGACTGGATATCTTCCGTTGTAGGAACTGGCCCCGCTGGTCCTACAGCTAGTTTTTCATTTACTGGCCCCGTACCTACTCCATTTGATGGGACATCTTGTTTACAAATAACATCTAGAGTAATGGATTGGACAAACAGATATGTAAGATTTACCGCACCATCACCAATTTCAAGGAGCGCATTTGCTGTCCTTTCTATGAGAGTTTACCTACCAGTAAATTTTGCAACATTAGATGGCAATAGTAATGGAAGAAGACCTATTGTTTCTTTAATGAATGGAACTACATATTTAGGCAACGTTAACCTAGACCAATGGGGATTAAATAGAACCCAAGTAGGAACATGGCAATTAGTAACAATACCATTATCAGCTTTTACTTCAGCTCCCACTTTAACAACAATTACTTCATTAAGATTATACCTTTATGAATATATTGCAGATTCTCCACTTCCTGCGGCTGTTAATATATACTATGATGATATTAAATTCCAATCCGGATTTGGCCCTCAAACAAACACAGCTACAATAGATATTTTAGATGATAACACTGTAATAGGAAGCACAGCAAAACTTAACTTTACTAGTAGTACAAGTAACATAATTACTGCAACTCAAGATATCCCTAATAATAGAATTAATATCAAAATTGACTCTACTGTAAGCACAGGATCATTTATTACAACATCCTCATTTAATAATTATACCGGTTCAAATACTAGCCAATTTGCAGGAACATCTTCTTTTGCAATGACTGCTTCTAGTCTTAACATTACAAATATCAATACAGGAACAACTTATTATCCTGTATTTGTACTTGGCCAAGTTACAAATAACCAACCTTACATTGATAAAACAACATTCTCTTATAATGCTGTTACTGACACATTAAATGTAACTTCTTCTGTAGCAATAACAGCATCTCATGCTTTAACAGCTTCATATACTACTAACCTAACATTCCCCTACACAGGATCTGCTCTTATTACTGGATCGTTAGGTATAACAGGTTCTTTTGATGTAGGATCTATATTTAATGTTAATTCAAATACTGGTATTGAAATAACTGCTGGGAGGACTATATTACCTAGTGGGAATAGAACTTTAAATTTAGGTTCTGGAACTAGACATTGGCAAAATATTTACACCCAATTCATTAGACTAGCAGATGATAGCGGAGATGACCAAATTAGAATCTCAGCTCCCGTATTAGCTTCATCCCCTGACCCAGCTTGGGAATTCATCCTACCAGCAGGATCGGGCTCAGCAGGACAAGTACTAGCTATTTCTAGCTCTATAGCAGGAGCAGTAAGTACAGTGTGGACTTCTAGTAATATAAGCAGTGGTGGAACAACTTGGTACACTTCAACTACACAAGCATATACTATCCCAACAGGAACAGACGTAGGAGTAATTGTTGGATATACAGGTGTAGGTGCAGTTACTTATGATATTCAATCAGGAACAGTAGGCGATAAACTCCAAATAATTGTAAGAGATGTTGTAAGCAACTCATTTACTTTAGATTACGACTCAGGCCAAATAAGATGTGGAATTACAGGGTCAGGTACAGGTGGTTCTATAACTACGGTAAATAATGGTACTGCTCCTGTAATTAATTTAGTATATACTAGTGCTAGTAGATGGACAATAACTCATTATATGGATTCATTAACATTAACTAGTGGAGGAGGATTTAGTATATTAGATGCAATTCAATTTAACGCTACTTAATATAATTTTAATTTATGTCAAATTGGTTTTATAATGATAAATGGATAGAATCTATTGAAGATTTTCCTGAAGGGACGTATGGTTTTATTTATATTACAATACATAAACCTTCAAATAAGTCATATTTAGGTAAAAAAGCATTATATCATAATGTTAAAAAAAAATTAACTAAAAAAGAATTAGCTGAACAAACTGGCAGAGGGAGAAAACCCACTACAACTATAATCCAAAAAGAATCAGATTGGAAGACATATTATGGTTCTGCTAAACCTATAGTTGAACTTATAAAACAAGGAAAACAAAAAGATTTTTATCGTAAAATAATATGTTTAGCTCCTAACAAAAAACTTTTAACATATTATGAATGTAAGTATTTATTTCAATTAGGTGTTTTAGAAAATTCTAATGAATGGGTAAATGATAATATTCTTGGTAAATTTTTTACAAAAGATTTTATTATTTAAGGATAAGATTGTATCTTACATTCATGGTAAATGAACTATTAGTTAATTTAGTAAATTCTGCTTTAGGAACAGGAAAACGAACAGCAAGAGGAAACCAAGCATACACATGTCCTTTTTGTCATCATCATAAACCAAAACTTGAAGTTAATTTTACTGAAAATAAAGAAGGAAATAATCCTTGGGCATGTTGGGCTTGTGGTAAAAAAGGTAAAACAGTTAAAAGTTTATTTAAGCAAATTCAAGTTGATACAAGTTATTTTCAAGAATTGAGTAAACTTGTAAAAAATGTTTCTTTAGAAAATATAGGAGAAACTAACCAAAACTTACTCAAATTACCTAAAGAATTTAAAACTTTTACTAATAATAAAGACGTTATAGCAAAACACGCTTTAAAATACCTTAAAAAAAGAAACATTACTAAACAAGATATCCTAAAATACAATATTGGGTATTGCGATTCAGGCCAATATAATAATATGATAATTGTACCATCATATGATGGTAATGGTAAATTAAATTATTTTACCGCAAGATCATTTGAAAAGGATCCTTTTATTAAATACCGTAATCCTGATGTGTCTCGTGATATAACACCGTTTGAATTATTTATTAATTGGGACTTACCTATTATACTATGTGAAGGACCATTTGATGCAATAGCAATAAAACGAAATGCTATACCATTATTTGGAAAAAATATTCAATCTAATTTAATGAAAAAAATTGTTACTTCTAAAGTACAAAAAATATACATTGCGTTAGATACGGATGCTGTTAAACAAGCACTTGGCTTTTGTGAACATCTTTTAGATATTGGAAAAGAAGTTTATCTTGTAGAAATGCAAGGAAAAGATCCAAGTGAAATGGGTTTTGAAAATTTTACTAAATTAATACAAAATGTAAACCCATTAACACAATATAATTTAATGGAAAAAAAACTATCAATTATATGATTATTAAAAAACAATACCAACGTGTACTTCAGATTTCTGAAGATTCTAAACAAATTACACTTCCTGATTCTAGATATTATTTAAGAAATGGAGAATATTATCCTTCTATAACATATATTTTACAATATTACCCTAAAGGAAAACATTTTGAAGATTGGTTAAAACAAGTAGGAAATAATGCCGATTACATTGTTAGAAAAGCAGCTGAAGAAGGAACCCAAGTACATAATTTATGTGAATCTTACTTAAATAATGAAGAACTAAATTTCTTATCCCCTTCAGGCGACCCTAAATATGATATTAATATTTGGCAAATGTTTTTACGTTTCGTTGAATTTTGGGAAACTTTTAAACCTATCCTTATAGAAACAGAAGTACACCTATTTTCAGATGAATGGAAAGTAGCAGGTACTTGTGATTTAGTAGTTGAAATTGAAGGTAAAAGATGGGTGTTAGATATTAAAACATCTAATCATTTACATACTACATATGATTTCCAAACAGCAGTTTATGGGAAATGTTATGAAGAATGCTTTGGTAAAAAAATAGACCACCGTGGCATTTTATGGCTTAAATCAGCTAAAAGAGGCCCTAAAAAAGATAAAATGCAAGGTAAAGGATGGGAAGTAGTTGAGTCTACTCGCACTTATGAAGAAGACTTAAATTTATTTCAAACTGTAAAAACCATATTTGACTTAGAAAACCCTAACCATTCTCCAGCATTTACTGAATTTAGAACTAATGTTAAAAGAGAGATCTGATATGTATAATCATGACAAAATTATCTCATTTATTAAATGAAATATATGCTGAACCTAGTAAATTTAATTACCCTCCATTAATTAAATCACTTACTGAATATATGTTAGAGAAAGGGATGAATATTCGTCCTTTACCTAGGGTCAAATTCATAGATAATGATATTGAAAACGCAAATGATTTTTTTGGGAAAACAGCATATTACCAACCTGACAACAATTTACTTGTCCTTTACACATTAAACAGACACCCTAAAGACATTATGCGTTCATTTGCTCATGAAATGATTCACCATGAACAAAAATGTGATGGTAAAATAGGTAATAAAAAAATCAAAACAACTAATATAAATGAAGATGAATACCTAAAACAAATTGAAGAAGAAGCCTACAAAAAAGGAAACATAATCTTTAGAGAGTGGACAGATTCATTAAATCCTAGAAAACAATAGTTATGAGTAATAATGTTTTAAAAAAAGAATTTCAAAAACGAGATGTAGAACGTCTTCGTAACCTTGTAAAAGGAAAATATGGTGATAAAACAACTATTGGGGTTGGTTATAATGGGGTATCTAAAGAAGATCATAAAGAAGGAGATATTTGGGAAGAAAATGGTAAAAAATGGACCATACGTGATGGTATAAAAGAAAATGTTACTAAATTAGATAATTTTAAAAAAGCAGCTGTCCCTTTATTCTGTCCTGAATGTAAACAAATTATGGATAAACAATTAGATCCATTTTATTATAAATCATACAATTGTTGTCTAGATTGTAGAACTAAATTTGAAACTCGTTTAAAAATAGAAGGCAAATGGGAAGATTATTGTAAACAAACCTTTAATCAAGAAATTGACGAACATATAAAGGATCGAATTAAGTACATTGAAAATCTCCTTTTAGAAACTAATAATAATTTTATAACAGAAGCAGGAGATATTGAAAAATGGGTAGGTAATATTGATAAAAAACGTGCTCAAGAATCTTTAGATGAAATAATTAAATATTTAACTTCATTAAAAAAGTAATGATAACAACTATTAGCTCAACTTATATCCTATTAACAGTACTTATTGCTTTAATTACTGCTGTAATTGGCCCTATTATAGTTAACTGGGTTAAATTAAAAATGGAAAAAAAAGATAAAAATTCTCCCATGGCTGATGCTCTTGAAACTTCTAATTTAATTGACCATCAATTAGATGATCTAATGGAAGAACTTCAATGTGACCGTATATGGGTAGCCCAATTCCATAATGGAGGATATTTTTACCCTACAGGAAAATCTATCCAAAAATTTTCCATATTCTTTGAAAAATATAACTCAATTTTACCCCCAATCCAAACAACATTCCAAAACATCCCAGTTTCTTTATTTAGTAAAGCTTTATCCCAAGTTTTTCAAAAAGGTGAAATTGAAATACTAAATGCAGAAATTGAAGAAAACACATTTGGAGTAGATGTATTAACTTCCCAATTTAAAACAAAATCATTATGTATGGTTGGTTTATATGATTTAGATAATCATTTAATAGGAATTATGGGAATTTCATTTATAGATGAACATAATATTATAACCCCCGAATGGATTACTATAAGACAAAAAGTAGGAGTAATAGGAACATTACTTTCTGAATATTTATACCCAAATAAAAAATAAAAATGGATAATTTTGATTTAAAAAAATTCTTAAAAGAAAGTAAAGCTTTAGAGAATTTAAACCCTATACTAAAAAAAGAAAATATTAGTGAAGATACTCTTAGGGGTAAAATCCGTGAGATGATTTTAACTGAATTAGGTGGAGGTGAAGATTATGATTTAGAAGACAGAAAACAAAAATACGGAATCAACCCTGAAATAGAACCTGAAGAAGATGAAGATTATTCCGACTACTTCTTTGACATTGATACCCCAGAAGAAGATTTAGAAGAAGCTAAAAAGAAAAAAGATAAAGAAGAAACAGAAGATATTGAAGTTACTGATACTACTAAAGAAACTCCTGTTGAAGATGCACCTGTTGAAGATATACCTACTGGAGACATGTCTGCTGGGGGTGGATTAGAAGATATTGCTGCTGATATGGAAGGGACAGAAGGTGAGTTGATGGACGCTTTGATGAAAGCTCTTCAAATTGCTAAAGGAATGGGTAATGAAAAACTTGAAACACAAGTTGGAAATACACTTAAATTTTTCGTTAGCGAATATATTGGTGGAAACGAGCAATAATTAAATCTATAATAAATCAAATCTATGAACACAACAGAACTTTTAGACGCAATCAAAGAACAAGTTGCTATTATGGAAACTGAGCATGCTAAAACATCAAA